CAAAAAGCTCTCAATTTCAGCTCGTAATCAAGTCGAGCATGTAGCCAGCCAAATTAAAAGAAATTCTGAACAGTTGAATAAACTTAAACAAATGTCGGAAGTATCCTCTGATCGCTCATGGGATACTTTCTATAAGGACTTTACCAGCTTCAAAATGGAAATGGACCCTTGTCCTCCTCCTATTAAACCTGCTGTTTGTGAGAAAAGAACTTCTCGCAACAAACTTTTGAAAGCTCTTATCTCTATAAACAAAAGAGAGGAGTTTTACAATCTACCATCGGAAATTCAAAGGATTTTTAATCTTATGGACTTTCATAAACAATCTATTCTCGATGAGAATTTATCAGAGGAAATCTTTGAAAGTATTTCTCAAGATTTGAAGAACGATCCCGTGTCAAAAACAACTCGCGGACACGTGGATTCCTTCTTTAATGATATGAGTTCAACTTTTAATGGTTATTCCCACTTGCCAATCAAACCACAAATGAATTTTCTTCCTGAATCTTTAAATGTGCCAAAGATGCTGCAAAACATGTTAGGAGATTTCAGTTCCGATTTAAAAAGTACGCTTCCTGATAAGCAGTTACTAGATAGACTCATGGAAGCTCTAGGATCACTTACTACAAATGTTGATTCTAAGTTTTCTAGTTTTTCTTGGTTTTTGCCTATGATAGGTAGTATTGTTGGAGGAACTAATTTCGTAGTTTCAGGATGCAAGACCAGTCTTACTTTGTGCATTATTTGTTCAATTTACTTGTGTTTCTTCCATTGGGATAAAATGGGAGCTCCCGTAGTGGACCTCTTTTGTAACTTCTACTCTTCTTTGTTTGAGTCAATCGAAGAACCCGTACTTATGGAAGTTGTTCCTCAAATGTCAACTGATAATATTCTAGATACTGCTATTATGGCTTTGTCAGGAATCTTCAATTTCATTATCCCAGGATCAACATCAAAGACTACATTCGACTTTCTTATCTCTTATGCTAGAGGAAGAAATGGATTGTTACCTATGCTGAAAAGCTTGATCGCAGTTTTAGAGACTTGTCTTAACAAAGCCATGTCTTATCTTCCCGGTTGGAAATATTATTCTCTCCTGAAGACCAATCATTATGAATTGGATATCTGGTTAGAAGAAGCTAGGGATATTATTGGCAAATTCAATTTGAATCAGTTAATCCGTACTCAGACCAATGGAATTTTGTTAACTGATTTAGTTCGAAGAGGAGAGGCTCTATTTAAAGAATTGCCTCGAACCTCTGAAACAAATAATTGGTGTTCTATTGTAATGAAGGATCTTACTGAGATTAAAAAGATTGCCCAAGATTATTCTAAATTCACTAAAGAAGGGTCTAGAGTGGAAACTGTAGGAGTTCTCATTAGAGGTGGTCCAGGAGTTCACAAGACAATTGTTATGCAAGCTCTAGGAAAACTTTTAGCTATCCAAGAATTGCCTCAAAATTTAAGAGACACTTATGAAGAAAATGCTACTGACTATGTTCACATTCGTGTACCGGGGGCAACATTTGAAGATGGTTTTTCAGATAGAGCTATTGTCCAGTGTATTGATGATTATGCGCAAGCAGTCGACGTTCCAGGTCTAGCAGGAGAGTTCATTCATACTATCCATGCATGTTCTCCTTTCCCCTACAATGTCAATATGGCTTCTCTCAATGACAAAGGAAAGGTCTTTTACAAAGCTTTGTATATGTTGTGTACTTCAAATGCCACTTTACTCAAAGCCGAAAGTATAATTAGTACTGATGCTCTTCTTCGCAGATTCCCTGTAGATGTTGTTCAGACTATTAAACTTGAACATTGCACAGAAGAAACTAAATCTGGAGACATTTGGCATCGCAAACCTGTGCACCCTATAATTCCTACACAAATGGATTTCAGCATCTTTGAATTCCATGTTGGTTCCGAGAAATCAGGACAATGGGAAACATCTGAGATCATTGGTTTTGAAGAATTGTTTAAGAGAATCACTCTTGAACAAAGAAAGAGGAAGCAGCACCATGAACTTAATCGTCTTGCTATTAATAACTTGATGGACTTGGTTGCCTTTCCTCAATCAGGTGGAAGAGACTACACCGAAACAGATGATTTTGTGGAACATTTAGTTCTAGAAGGTGAAGATCCTAACTCAGCTGTAAGAAGGGACTTATTGTGTCTCATGTCTCAACATTACTCTTTGAAAAATCCTTTTAATGGTACATTCAGAGAATATTGTTATCATCTGATAGACTGTTATGGTCTAGAAGAAATTCGTGAATTTTTCCAGCTATCTTATGAATCAGGTTACGATGAAGGTAGAATTTTGAATTTTATTGATCAACCCAGAAAAGATTCTCGTTCTTATGAATTTTTGAAACCAACTTTCTATCAAGACATGATTTCTTATTTCGAAAGTTTCTACACAGATGCTAAATTTTGGGCTTTATATGTGTTTACTCAAACTCCTCGTATTGTCACTTATTTTGGTATCTTGGCAGCTTTAACAGCATTATTTTATCCTCTCTTGAAGAAATTGTGTGGATTTATTTTGTCGTGGTTTGGATCATCGGAAGAGACTTTTGATGAACCCATAGACGCTTTCCCAGTTCAAGTTCAAGCTAATATGTTTGGAGTTGAATATCAGGATCATCCCTTCGTTGTTTTTCAACTAAATGAAGATGAATTTAAAAGAGTGAAGAAAGCTTTTCCGAAGTATTATTCCAGGATGAAATTTGTGCCTTCCTTCTTTGATTCTAAAGGTCGACCTCAATGTACTGTTCTGATTGATGAAGCTCAAGACAAAACTTATATGTGTACAGCAGGTTTTGCCAGAGCAGCCGTTCAGGACTTCTTTCAAGAAGAAAATGAGTGGTTTAAGTATTATATAGGTAAATCTCCAGAATTTGCAGATTCCGTTATCGACAATGAATACAAGTATTTCTTTGGAAGAAACGTGAATCCTCAGGAATTAAAGAATTTGCCTGTTCCGTTTGACGGTGAACCAACTGATCTCAGTTCTTACTTCAAGGATCCAGACAATCCAACTCGGGAAGAAGAAAAGAACTTTTTCGCAGAGAAACTCGGTTTACAATCATCTCCCCAGTCATTTGGTCACAGTGACAAGATGAAATCGCGTTCGGTGCCTAAAACTGTTGTTCAATCTTTTGGTCATAGTGACAAATTGAAAACTCAACGGTCAGTTACTAAAACTGTACCTCAAATGAGTTGCACTAATGACCCTACTGCTTATGATGTTTCTAAGAAGGCGTTCTTTAAGAATACTTTTTTAATGAGCTATAGAGGTCCACGAGATACAGCCTGGTGTCATGCAGGTGTAATTATGTTCCCTAGAGACAGGATGGGAATCATGCCTTTTCATTTCTACAGAACATTTGCTGAGTTTAAGAAACACGAAGCGGATTTTGGAGACGGCAGAGTGCAATTTGTACGGCCCGACACCAAAGATGCGTCCTTTATGTGTTCTATTGATGAATTCATGGGTTATTGCGTCCGTTTTCCAGAAGCGGAGAAACAGGATATTATCATGTTTCAATTGCCTGTGAGGTTTCAAAGAGTGTCAAATATGACTAAATCTTTTTACTTGGAAAAAGACTATAATTGGCTGACTATAAATGTTCCAGTTATTGGAATGTTTCATGCCAATGGTCACAACATATCACATGTCGAAAATGCTAGGATCATGAAAGAACCAATGCAAATTGTTACGACTAAATTGAAACCGCATGGAGTTTTGGAAGGCTATGAAGTTGCCCGTACTCTTGTAGTCAATATGAATACAACTGCAGGAGACTGTGGTACGTTGTATGCAGCTGTAAATCGTTCAACGGAAGGTAGGAAATTTCTTGCAATGCACATTAGTGGAAATACTCAACTAGGTTGGGGAACATTTGTGTATCAAGAGTTTCTCGAAAGATATTATGCTCTGATGCCTGATCAATCGGAAAACGACATGATAGACCTCAATTATTCTGTTCCGCAAATTAAGCATGATAGAATGTTGTACGTTGGGGACCTAAATCCCGCTCCTAGTCACTCTACCAGATCAACTATTGTTAAGTCTGTAGCTTATGGACAATTGGGACCTGTAACTACAGCTCCTTCCTGTCTGCGATCCAAAGTAAACTCGGAAGGAGAAGTATGTGATCCGTGGGAGAACGCTCTCAAGAATTATTGCCAACCAATGCCTTCTTTGAACGAGGACATTTTGGATGCTTCTGTTGAAAATTTCAGAACCTTTCTTTTGGATAATAAACCATATAAAGTTTCTCATCGTGTATTTACGCTAAGAGAAGCCTTGGAAGGTGTTGATCTTGAAATAGACTTTGCTCCTTTAAAAGGAAGTACTAGTCCTGGCTATCCTATGAATCTCTCAAGAGATTTGAATTTGAAGAAACAGTATTTTTCTTTTCCTCTTCATTCAGAAGAAAGAGAGGAAATTTATTGTAAAATTGAAGTTATGGTAGAAGAATCTTTAGCCAAACTTAAACGGGGAGTGTTGGAATTTTTCCCATGTGTTGATAATCTCAAGGATGAGAGAAGAAGTCATGAGAAGGTCAAGAAAGCTCTTACACGAATGTTTTCTGGAACACCATTTATATACCTACTCATTTGCAGGATGTATTTTGGTTCCTTTTTGTTGGAGGTTCACAAGAATCGAATACACAACGGAATGTCAATTGGTGTTCAAGTTTACTCGGGTGAATGGCATACTTTAGCCATGCAGCTCAAAACTCATTTGGTTGATGACCATGATAAAGGAGTTGGGGCTGGTGACTATAAAGCTTTTGACGGGTCTCAAAACTCAATGGTCATGTTCAAAATCTTGGATATTATTCAAGATACTTACAAGGACGAAAATTTTCTTATTAGACAATTACTCTTTGAGAACATGGTTCATTCCTATCACATAGTGAAAGGGCAAGTGTACCAATGGAATGGTTCTCTTCCTAGTGGACACTTATTAACTGCACTTGTGAATTGTATGACCAATCATTTAAATTTTAGATATTGTTGGATCCTTGCTGGTTTACCTATAGAGGATTTCTCTACTTCAGTATCTCTTTTTGTAATGGGAGATGATAATATATTTTCCATTGCCCCAGTCTATCGGACTCAGTTTAATGAAATGCTACTTGCAAATCTTATGAAAGAGTTGGGTATGACTTATACTACAGAATTCAAAGGCGAAGCAGTAGCTCCTTTTAGGACTATAACGGAACCTGAATTTTTAAAAAGGACATTTCAATATGATCCTATTACAAACGAGTATGTTGCTCCTTTAAGGTTAAGTGTTATATTGGACATGCCTAATTGGACTCGCTCAGGAGGTATGAGGCAAGTTATTGCTGCTTCTAACCTATCTACCGCACATCTAGAACTCTCATTACATTCTAAGGAAGTTTATGATGAGTACCATCCGAAATTTATTGCAATTAAAGAA